ATGGGCTGCTTAATCTTTGATTAAGTAAACTTTAAGGATGGGACTTCGGTCCCATCTTTTAAATGGGTTGCGAGCAGCCTATTTAAAAGATAAAGGAATTAAACATGGGACTACCACTAGTTACAAGAGCAGAATATAAAGCCTATCAAGGTATCTCTAGTAATACTAGTGATGCAACTATAGATTCATTAATAGTAAAAGTAAGCGAATTAGTAAAATCAGTTTGCCGTAGAAGTTTTGTAGATTATGTAAATGATCCTAAAGAGGAATACAGTGAAGGCGGCAATAGTACTATTGAATTAGCTGAAACTCCTGTAATGGCAATTCTTAGTGTAGAGTATTCCTCAGACTACGGAGCTAATTATGTTAATTTAGAAGAGTACGTAAACTTCGTATTATCTAAGACACAGAATAACCTAAGACCTCTATTAGTAGCTAGCCCTCCTCCTGAAGTTATTGGGTATACACCTTACGGCAGTAGATCTAACCCTATATTCCCAGAAGCAATTAATGGCTATCGTATTACATATACTGCTGGATATGAGACTCTACCAGAAGACTTAAAACTTGCTGTACTTGACCTCATTGCTTATTATATTAAAAATGACTCAGCAGTACATACACATAAGTTAGCTCAGCCTAATACTATGCAAGTAGAATATATTACTAGTACTAATCTTCCTGCACATATTAAACGTATATTAGATCTGTATACCGCGAGTTATAATTAATTATGTCGTTAGCAGAAGGTAAACAAGTTCTTGATGCTAAGTTGAAAATGGCTATGGCAAATAGCCCCGCATATCAAGCATTACTTAAAAATTACAGAGAGAAGCTTAATACAGAAAATATACATATTTTAGATATAAGTTATGATGCTTTAGTACTAAATGCGGATACTTCCGATAAATTAGAAAGATTCGATGAAAGTTACACACTATTTTTAGTTGCTATTGAATCAGCCACTTCAGGTGTTACAGTTTATAATACTCTAGAAGATTTAAAGAATAGCAATCCAGGAAACTTAACTAAAGGCGTAATATACGTTAGATCTAGTGCTATATTAATATGCCCAAATTTTGGATCTGCTAGAAACTTTATTACGTATAAAGTTTCAAAACAAATACCTTTTGATGAGTTTTTTGGTATTACAAATAGAGCTCGTGGAAAAGACGAGTTAATTAGAGAAGGGTATGAAGTACTACCTATTATAAATGATAAGTTTGTTGGGCCGCTGAAAGCAGACCATAATGATATTATTGGTTATAGAGTACGTGGAAGAGGTGGCAAACTATATAAACACCCACGATATTTTAATAGTGAAGGATTAGAGTTAGCAAATAAGGGGTCTATAGAGTTACTAGTAAGAGAGCTATCTAATTTTGATATCGGTCACTTAGGCACATCAACAACTCCCCTATCATTTAAACTTACTCAATTATTAAAAGTACCTTCTATTAGTGGTAGTTTAAAAGCTAGTATACAAAACTCTTTAACTGAATTATCTAATCTTACTGGTAATGTTGGGTTTAAGTTTCATAATAGATTGCCTGAAAGCTATACTGCTGGAGGATACCTAGATTTAACTTTAGAATTTTATACTTTAAATGGTAAAAAAGCCAAAGTAGAGACCTCTGTATACACTGCTATAAGAAAACAGATTATTGATGAGTTAAGAGTAGATATAGGATATACTCCTGGTTCTAATACTATGTATCAGGATTCTACGGAAATTATAAAGCAAACTTTAGTAGCTGCTATAAAAGGTACAAAGGCTAAAATATCTTTACCTAAACATAGCCCAATAGTAGGCACCTTTAAAGATTCTCCTAAGATAAAAAAGGCAGTCGTAAATAGTAAATCTATATCTATAGGTTCTAAAAATAGTAGAGGAACTGTTAAATCAAAGCCTACTGTAACAAATACAGTTAGTTTAGCTAACTTACAGCTTCTATTAAATACTCATTTGCAAGACGTAATATCTGCCAATATGGGTTCTGGAAGTTCTAGAAATATCCTAAACTACCAAACCGGACGCTTCGCAGCGTCAGTTAACGTAGAACGAATGAGTCAAAGCAGAGAAGGTATGATAACAGCTTTTTATAATTATATGAAAGCACCCTACCAAACATTTGAACCTGGATATAGACAAGGTTCTCCAAAAACAAGAGACCCTAAACTGCTGATTGCTAAGTCAATTAGGGAAATCGCAGCAACCAAGGTTGGAAATAGATTAAGGGCAGTATCAGTATGAGTCGTAGAACAAGTATATTAAAAGCATTAATTGAAAAATTTAAGCTTATTGACGGTAATGCTCCTTATAGTATAAATATCTTCAATAACTCCTACCCTATTATACGTTTCTGGGATGAAGTTAATGACTTTCCTTGTATTTATGGCTCTACAGGCGGAGAATCAAGAGATTATCTACCTGGCGGATTTACATGGGCTTATTTAGGTATTAGCTTAAAACTATACTGTAAGGGTGAAGACGCACAGAATCAACTAGAGCTACTTCTAGAAGATATGGAAACAGTGATTACTAATAACCGAGTACTAGTATATGACACTGTTAAGAATTATGAGACTACTGAAATTTTGGTAGTCTCTATAACAACTGATGAAGGCCTATTAGCGCCTTATGCCGTAGGTGAAATAAACCTTCAGGTTAGATATCAGCTGATGTAACCTGTATCAGGTGTACGACTACAGATAAATGTCTAGTATAGTACCACGATACTAATAAAAACAAAGGAAATAAAATGGCTTTAAATCTAGTACGTAATAGTAAGGTATACTTTACTTCAAACGTAGATTCATCAACCGGAGTTGTTGCAACTACCGGCTTTACAGCGGCAAATACTCAAGAAATTCAAGTTCTTGACGGGTTTACCTTCTCTCAAAATACAAATGCTGATGTTGTAACAATTTCAGAAGCCGGTGTTTCTCCAGTTCGTGGTCAGCGTAGTTTTAATACTAGCTTGGCTCCAGTGGACTTCTCATTGTCTAACTATTTACGTCCAGCTAATGCTACTACTTCTATTACTGCTGAAGAGTCAGTACTATGGAACGCACTACTAAGTCCTAATGCTATCAGCACAGCAAATACTGTTACTGTAGCTGCTACAGGCGTCACAGCTGCGTATGCTTTCTTAGCTGGTGAAGGTACTGTTACTTTAACAGGTACATTTACTATCGCCGGTCTAGCAGTTGGTGATGTAGTTGTAATTGGTGGTCTAAGCCACGCAACTGACGGAACTGTACTAAATGCTGCAGGTACTATTAAAACTTTGACAACTGGTTCGATCGCTATCGCATTAGCTGCACCAAAAGCTGCAGGCGCCGCAATTACTTCAATCTCTGCTCCTGGTACTGTTAAACTATATCGTAGTGCTTGGGCTCCTGTTGCCGCTACATACTCTGTAGTAAGTTCTGCTGGTTCTAACGTTAACCAACTACAAAAGTTTGGTATGATCTTTATTGTTGATAGCGTAGTTTACGTTGTTGATAATTGCGCTATGAATCAGGTAACTATCGACTTCGGTCTTGATGCTATCGCTACTGCTGCTTGGACTGGTCAAGGTACTTCATTGAAGCAATCTGCCGTAATTACAGCCGCTACATTGTCCTCAGCTACTGCTAAGAATACTACTGCTCCTTTTATTACTAATAAGTTGAGCACAGTATCCCTAAGCTTAGTTAACTCAATCGGTGCTGCTGCTGCTGGTACTACATACGCTGTTGCTTTGACAGGTGGTTCAATCACTATCAATAACAACATCACTTATGTAACACCTGCTAACTTGGGTACAGTTAACATCCCTACTACATACTACACAGGTACGCGCGCTATTACTGGTAGCATGACAGCATACTTGAAAACAGGTAGCGGAGTTGGATCAACAGGACAGTTACTTGCAGATATGTTGGCAGCGGCTTCTAGCTCTGTCGAACCTATGGCAGCATTAACAATCTCTGTTGGTGGTGCTACAAATGCAACTAAAGTAGTATTTGAAATGCCTGCTATTACTTTGAGCCTCCCAACAGTGGATGTGCAACAAGTGGTTTCTACTTCAATTAACTTTACTGCTGAAGGTTCTACACCCTCAGCTACAGCAGACGGTAACGTCTTCGCGCTAGACGAAGTTAACGATATCTCAGTCCGCTACTACTCAGCGTAATTTTTCTTGGTACCGGGTTGATCTCCGGTACCTCTTTTTCTCTCCTAGTCTTACAATAATTAAAGGACAACAATATTATGGCAACATTAAACGCAGCTCTTAGCCTTAAAGCACTCTTAGTACCTTCAAAAACAGTTGAAGTAGAGTACCCAGGTTTTAACGGGTTCAAAATTAACGCAGTATTTCTTTCACGCGAAACTCTTGTGAGTATCCGTAAGAAAGCTACTAAAACAGCTTTCAAGAATCGTCAACCAGTTGAAGAACTAGATGACAAATTGTTCTTGTCTTTGTACGTTAATGCGTGTATTAAAGGTTGGTCAGGTCTCAAGCTTAGCTATCTAGAACAACTGGCTCCAGTTGATTTAGAAGGCATGAAGCCAGACGACGAACTACCTTACGATCAGGACAATGCTTTGTTCTTGATGCAATCAAGCGCCAATTTTGACGCCTTTATCAGTGAGACTGTGACAGAATTGTCAAATTTCACGAAGACCAGTACGTCGAACTAAATAGACAGTTAGCTCTATACTTTTCTAATAGTTCCGTCAGCATGACGAAAGACTTATATTTTGAAATGTGTAGAGACTTAGGAACTGAGCCCGTCGAGGAAGAGATTCCTATAGACTATGAAGATTTCTGTTTAGAAGTACAGGAAGCTTTAGGTATATATCAAAAACTCAGGGATGAGTGGGATACGATGAATGGCAACTATATGGGTAAAAATTATGCGGGAATAATCGATATTTTTACTATATTAGAAGTACCGGTCGAAGATCATAAAACTTTGTTTAACTTAATTGGTATCATTGATACCCACAGAAGTAAAGCAATCGCGGATATGAAACCTAAAACTTAATAAGTTATAAGCCCCTACATAGCAATATGTGGGGGCTTTTTTATGGGTATAAAAATTTGGTTATTGACATAAACTTGTCGTAATGGTATAATTGGGGTTACTAATAATAACGTACGGATTTTTTGTGCGTTAAGAGGGAGAATGTATGACAAATGATGTAAAGATAGGTATAAAGGTAGATGACGGGGGATCTACCGCTGCACTTACTAAAGAAGGTGGTAAACTAAAAGGTATAATGAAAGAAGTTGCGGATATTGCAAGTAATATCCGTGTGCCCGTAGCTACAGCTGCTGCACGGCAAGGTGTAACTGCTAGTTCTACTCCTAGGAAAGCCGCGGCTCAACCAGGAGGTGGAGCTAGTGATACTAATCTATCACGTGGAGTAGCAGGCCAAACTGGTGCGGGTGGGCGAGATTTTGCAGCACAAGCCCAAGGCTTGGGTGGACTTGTTCACGTCTATGCAACCTTCGCAGCTAATTTATTTGCTGTAAGTGCTGCATTTGGTGCGCTTAGTAAGGCTGCTGATACTAGTAATTTAGTAAAAGGTTTAGATCAGTTAGGTGCTCAAAGTGGTAAGTCATTAGGTAGTTTAGCTAAGCAAATAGTAACAGTAACAGATGGGGCGCTATCTTTAAGAGATGCTATGACATCTACTGCAATGGCTAGTGCTGGTGGAATGACTAACTCTTCAATTCTACGTATGACTGAAGTAGCTAGAAAAGCATCACTAGCTTTAGGTAGAGATATGCCAGACTCTATGGATAGGCTTACAAAAGGTATTATAAAAATACAGCCAGAGCTACTTGATGAATTAGGTATTATGACTAGGGTAATTCCTGCGCAGGAAGCCTACGCTAGATCTTTAGGGAAATCAGCTAGTAGTCTTACTGACTTTGAAAAACGTCAAGCTTTTGCTAATGCAGTATTAGAAGAAGGCGAGAAAAAGTTTAGTGCTATTAAGTTAGACTCTAATCCTTACTCAAAAATACTGGCCTCAATGCAAAATATTGCACAAACTGGCCTAGAATTAATAAATACTGTACTAGGTCCTATAGTATCTCTATTAGCTAGTAGCCCTACAGCATTATCTTTAGCTATGGTAGGGATAGGTTCAGTATTACTTAAACAAGCTATACCTGCTATAAATCAGTATAAAGCTAGTTTGTTATCTATTGCAGATGCTGCTAAAGAAACTTCTAAAAGATCCCAAGCTGCTGCTAAAGAACAGTATAATAAGTTAACAGACTTAGCAGGATTACGTGATACAAAAATAGCAGATAGTGCAGAGGCAGAATTTAGAGTAGCTAAAACTACTATGACAAGGATCCAATCCTTACAAGATACTATTACAAATAAAGCTATAATAACACCAGACGTATCACGTTTAGTTAAAAAAAGCGTATTTGACTTAACTCCTGCAGATAGAGAAGCAATAAGTTCTAGAGCAGAAACTCTTTTACAAAGCGATAAAGCTACTCATATTCGTCAAGGTACGATATTAGCAGATCATATAGTAAAAACTGATGCACTACTAGCAGATAGTGCTGCAGTACATGAGAATGCTGCGCGAAATGCAGAAACTAAAGATATAGCTGGGCAAAAACGAATTCAAGATGCTAAGAAAAAATCAGGGGATTTGGAAAAAATAGCTGCCCAAGATAAAGCTAAAACTTCTATTGCAGAAACTCAGGCAAATAGGGGCATGGCTGCAGCATTAGATCAAATAAATAGTATGAGAAAGGACCCAGGCCCTAGACAGCCAGGTGCAGATCCTTTGATATCTAAACTAGAAGCTACAAGTTTAAAACTTGGTGTAGTTAAGGCAGAAGTAACTTCTTTTGCTAGTAAGTTAGCTACTGGCTTAGGTAATCTAGGACCTTATGCTGCTGCGGTAGGTTTTGTAGTAACTGCATTTGACTTCTTAGACTCTAGCTTATCTAATGTTAATAAACAAACCGAAGAATTTTCCAAAGCCTTAGATAGTACTACTGCAGCAGTAGATAATGTATATAGAACAATAGATGCTTTATCTAAGAAAGATCTATCGCAAATTCTAACTATTGAGTCTATACAAGCAAAAGCTAATGCTTTTAATGAATTAGCTAATTCTACAAAATTAGCGACAAAAACATATTCTAATTTAACAGATGCTTGGAATGGCTGGGATAAGTTTGTTGATAGCCTATTTGATAGTATTGGAAAAGGATCTGCAGATAAACTATCTACAACACTAGCAAAGTCTATAGCTAGTAGTATTGCTTTAATGGAAGTAGGTCCTGCTAGAAAAGCAGCCGAAGATAAACTTAAAAATATTATTGGTAATCAAGATATAGATATCTCTAATATTAAAGAAGTAGAAAAAGCTTTACGAAAATTAAATGATGCAGAACTAGCTTCAAAAGGTGAAGTAGTATCTTCTGCACTTCAGGAAATATCTAATGCCGCAAATAACTCTGCCCTTAGACTTACTAACTTAAAAGAATCTTTTAATTCCACTGCTAAAATAATAGAAACAGCTAATGCTGCTCTAAATCCTACAGATGTACAAAGTAAAATAGGTACTTCTTTAATTCAAGATAGTTTAAAAATGACAGAGGCTTTAAAAAGCCCTATAGATTCTATTATTATATTAAATGCGTTATTAAAAGATAATAACATGCTAAGTATCTTACCAAAAGATGAAGTAGTTAAATTAATAGCTGCAAATAAAGCTATTCAGGATAGTACAACTAGTCTTGCTGATAATGAGAAAGCTTTAGCGAATACTGAAAAACAAATAAGAGATATGAAGGCTAAGGGATTTACAACTACTTCTACAGCATCAGATGCAGGCGGTAACTCTATATTAAGTCAAGAAGCGGAGGCTTTAGTAGCCCTACAAGCACAAGCAGACCTATTAGTAAAAGCAAAAGTAACTTTAGTAAAATCTGCTGAAGAAACTACGAAGAAATTTGCTGATTTAGATAAGATTATGTTTGTACAAGGTATTGCAGATCTTGGAAAAGGGCTAAAAGGTGCTATGGAAGAAGGTGCTATAGTCGCCGCAAGAGGTTATTTATCAGTTTTAAAATCTGTTGGAGGGGATACTGCAGCTGAAGAAGGTAAGCTTCGTACTCAAGAAATACAAGTACAGATAAGTATGGTAAAGGCTACATTCGAACATATTATAGCTATTCAAGAAAATTCCCGTTTATTAACTGAACGTAATGCACAAGAGCAATTAAATTTAGCTAAAACCAGTCTCTCTACTGCTTCTAGTCCTAGAGCTATGGAAAATGCTAGTATACAAATGCTAGATGCACAACATAGATTAGATGTTATAGCTAAAGAAAGACAGCTATCTGGTGGGGGTACTAAAGGTATACAAGTAGCCTTAAAGGAACAGGGAGCATCTGGTACAGGAGATGATGTAACAAGAGAAGCATTAAAAAATCTTAGTCCTATAGTATCTCAAATGTTTGCTATGGAAGGTCAGTTAGCTAAATTAGTTGGAGCAGGTGCCGCTGCTAAGCTACAAACAATGGCTGCTACTATATCTGAAGGATCTACAAATGTAAAAAGAATGTTAGATAATGAAATAGCAAAAAATAATGTAGAGTTAAGCAGTATAAATAATAATATTACTTTAGCAGGTATATACGATAAAAACTTAGAAACTAAACGCCAAGAGTTAGAAGAAGCTAACCTAGGTATGGCTACTGCAATAGCTACAACAAAAATAGCTTCAGATATACTAATAACAGAAAAGTTGCTTGCAAGTATACGTTCCGGTAGTACTGAAGAGTCTTTAAAAGGTAACGAAAAGTACCAGAGTACCTTAATTGCTAAAGGTAAGTTAGAGAAAGACTTAGCCTTAGAGCAAGAATCTTTTACTAAGAAACTTGGTATATCTAAATCAACTAATACTACTAAAGAAATCCAGGGTTCAGAAACTCTGAGAAAAACTAGTGCAGATAGGTCTTATCTAGAGAAAAAAGATACTAATGAAATAGCTGTTGCTCGTATAACTTCTCAAGAAGCTGATTTACAGCATCTTAAAAATATAGGGGCTATCAAAGATGAACAGTTTATTAAGGATCAAGCGGGATTAGATTCTATTAAACAGCAGTTATCTTACGAAGCTGAATTAAATACTTTAAAGCAAAAAGGTGCTGATGACTTAGCGTTAGCCGAGATTAAACTTAGTACAGCTAAAACTAGTGGATCAGCTATAGCAGAAGCAGAAGCTACTAATGCAAGAGATAGTATAAAATCCTCTTTAGAATTACAAATATCAAAATTAGGTATATTAAATGGTACCAAATTAGATTCAATCCAATTAGATGCCCAACATGCCGCATTATTAGCCGCACAAACAGACCAGATGGCTAAAATGGTATCAACCACTGAAAGTTTATCTGTAGTATTTGGAGACTTAGGTACTAATATTGGTAAAGCTGGTGAAGCTATACTAAAAATGGCTCAAATTGATACCACATACTTAGCCGATAAAAAGAGTCTAGAAGAAGATATAATTGAAGCAAAACTAGCTAATAATCCAGAAAAAGAAGTATCCCTAACTAAAGGCTTAGCTGCTTTAGATAAAAAACATGATAGTGATAAATTAAAAGGTATTGCAGATTCTCTAGGTGCTACTAAGAAATTATTCGCAGAACATACTCTTGGTTATAAACTAATAGATAAAGCAGAAAAAGCTACTCATTTATTAAAAATATATAATGATAATAAAGAGTTAGTAATGACTTTATTCAATCTAGGTAAGAAAGCTGCAATAGAATTAGGGTTTATAACTGCTAGTGTTACTGCCGAGGAAACTGCAGATATGGCTAAAGCTACATCTAAAATCCCTTCAGTAATAATGGAATTTATGAGTTGGTTAGGTCCATGGGGTACAGCGGCGGCAGGTGTGGCAATTGCTGCAGTACTAGGCGGTGGTGGCGGTGGTGGGGGTTCTCAAGTAGATATGACAGGACAAACTTCTGCAGATCGTCAAAGTACACAAGGTACAGGACAATCGTGGGTTGGTGGAACCAAAACTGATACAGGTGGCGGAGTTTTTGGCGACTCAAGTGCCAAATCGACCTCAATTGTAGATAGTTTAGCTATTATGAAAGCTAATTCTATAGAAGGACTAGACTACGATAATAAGATGCTAAAGGCTCTAGAAAAGTTAGCAGCTTCAGTAGTTGGTGCTGCTAAGTCTCTTTATGCTGTACCAGGACTTCGTGCCGGTACAGGTTTTGGAACCTCAGCTGGAGAAACTTCATCTGGTGGTTTTGGTAACTCAATACCTATTATAGGCAAACTATTAAGCAGTATATTTGGTGGAGGTACTTCATCTTCAGCTAGTATTACTAGTGCAGGTTTACAGCTTAAAGGTACATTTGATCAAGTAATGAATGATACTGAAGGTAGTATTATGCAGTACAAAGACGTACTAACTAAATTCCATGAAGATGGTGGATGGTTTGGTAGCGATAGTGATTGGTCTACTCTTAGTACACAGACTCAGAAACTTAAAGCAGGTGCCTCAACAGCTATTAGTGATATATTTAAGGATGCAAATGCTTTATTCTTAGAAATAGGTACTAAAACTGGAGTAACTGCTCAAGCAATAGGTGAAGCACTTAAACATATAGATGTATCTATGCCAGTAGATTTAATGAATCTAACTGGTCAAGCTTTAGTAGATGAATTAAATGCTGTAATAGGTGATAAGTTAAGTGGAGCAGCTGTTGCAATATTTACCGGGTTTGAGAGATATAAAGCTTTTGGTGAAGATTACCTAGCAACAGTAGTTAGAGTAGTTGATGCTAATAATAAAGTAGATATGGCTTTACGCTCTATAGGTAGTAGTTTTAGTGCTATATCTAAGTTTAACATATCAGATGCTATGATTAAAGCTGCGGGAAGTTTACAAACTTTTATGGACCAAGCTGCTTTCTTTAAAGATAACTTCTTATCTGCTGCAGAAAAATTAGCTCCAGTACAAAAAGGTGTTACCGATCAGTTAACCAAGTTACATATTAGTACAACTATTAGTAGAAATGACTTCAAGAAATTAGTATTAGCACAAGACCTAGGTACTCAAGCAGGTCAAGATATGTATCAAAGTCTAATAGAGTTAGCTCCTGGATTTGATATAGTTAGTAAGGCAGTAGAAGCAACAGCTGCCGCTACATATGATTTAAATACTCAGCTATTAACTACTCAAGGTAAAGCATATGATGCTTTAGAAAGAACTAGAACTAAAGCTATGATAGGTATGACTGAAGAAGATAGACTAATACAAGAGAAGATTAACTTACAAGAAGATGCTAATAAAACAGCTACTTTGCAGAATACGTTAGATTCTTTATCAGGAAATACTTCCAAAGTACTACTAGCAACACGTGCTACAGAATTATTAACTCTTTCAGATAGTGATAAAATAATACAAAAACGTATATATCTATTACAAGATGAGGCAAAGAAATCTAATATACAGTTAAATATTTATAATGCCTTAGGCGATACAGAATCAGCACTAGCACTAACTAGAGCTAATGAGTTGAAAGCTATGGAAGACATACTAAAACCATATCAAATATACTTATATTCTTTACAAGATGAAAATACTATAAAAGCTAAACTAACTACAGCATATAATACACAATCTACAGCAATTAAAGGAACTATAAGCTCATTAGGTAGCTCAATTAAATCTTTAACAGATTATAAGAATACTTTAATGGCAGGTACTACTTCCATACTAACTCCTGCTGAAAAGTATGCCCAAGCAAAAGCCGCCCTCTTTCAGACTGCTGCAGCTGCTCAAACTAGTATTACAGCTACATCAACAGCAGAACAAATATCTGCAAGAGATGCTGCAGTTAGTCAACTATCTTCAACCTCAGAAACCTTCTTAGCAGCATCCAGAGAAATGTATGCAAGTAGTGCTCAATATACAACAGACTTCAGCTCAGTACTAGATCTTCTAGCTACTAGTACTGATAACTTAGTAACACAGAAAACTACAGCAGAAAATCAACTAGCAGCACTAGATTCTAGTGTTACATTTTTAACTGCAATTGCTACAAGTACTGATACTGTTGCCTCATTGTTAACTCAATACTATGCGCAACAAGGTATCACAGCAACAGCTAAAGGAGCAATCCCAGGCTTAGCTGGTGGTGGTATTGGTAGTGGTATTACAATGGTTGGTGAAAGAGGGCCCGAAATTGTAGACTTTAAGAACCCTGGACGAGTCTACTCAAATAGAGCTAGTAATGATCTACTAAATACTAAAGATTTAGTTGCTGAAATTAAAGCACTAAGGGAAGAAGTTTCTCAACTACGCGCAGATCAGAAAGAGCAGACGGGCCACTTAATTGCAACTAATTATGACGCAAATAATAAGAACGCAAATACTGTAGCTAATGCTAATGACACAGCACTTAAACAACAAGACTGGAAAACAAGGTCTCAAGTTAAAGTAGCCTAAACGAAAAGCCCTCCTAGTGAGGGCTTTTTTATGCCTAAGCAAAATTATGCTTGACTTTTATTTACTAATCCCGTATAATAGGGTAAAATGATTTAGGAGAAATTATGAGCAATGTTACTCAAGCCTGGCTAGAAGACCCTGCTAGTATAAAAGGTATACTAGTAGAAGTAGTTGTAAAAGATCTATTAGGGGCTTATGGTATTGCAGGCTCTGAGAATACTATATATTTAAGTAATGTAGGGTACACTACAAGTACGGCTAGTACTACCTATTTACCCTACCTTACTGGCGTAATACAAACTACAGAATCTTTATCACTAGATAATACTTTATCTATGACTTTTGGGGATATCGAGATTCTTAATGCTAACGGTGAAAGAGACTCCTGGTTAGATAGTACTAAGTTTATTTGGGCTAATAGAGCTATTAAAGTATACCTGGGTGACCCTAGATGGGTATGTACTGACTTAGCTTCAGTACGTATTACCTTTGAAAAGATTTTTGATGGGGTAGTAGCTGATTTAGATTCTAGTTCACGAACATCTCTAAATATAAAAGTAAGGGATAAACTACAGAGATTAAATGAACCAATAACAGATAATAAGATAGGTACTTATGGTACTTGGGGTGGTGGACAAACTAACCAAGATAGTATTAAACCTGTTATACTAGGGGAAGTATTTAACGTATCCCCTATGCTAGTAGACCCCTCTAAACTAGAATATATGTTTAATGAAGGTAGTACACAACTAGTAGTTGAAATACGAGATAATGGCGCACCTATATATACAGATGCCTCTGTTTACACTAATGCGGTAGCTAAGCCTAATGCAGCAGTAATCGATCTTACTACAGGTAAATTTACTCTAACTAAACCTCCTATT